GGCGGCTGTTCGCGTTCCTGATTCGGAACTCGTGTTTTTCCAGCTGCTTGATTCTTTCGATTGCCCTGACATTACACCTCTTCTGGCCAAAGAGCCACTCAAGGTATTCTGTCCTGGCACCCTCGTTGATAGGGGTCCAGATGGTGTGGTAGCCACGCCACAAATCCCCCGATTATCACGCAGCGCTAATCGAACATTGGTCGAGCTCCAGCGTCCCCTGAACTTGTGGGAGTACACTCTACCAGTTTCAACGCAGGTCGGTCTTTGTGGTGCTCCAGTTGTAGCTCACACCCCTAATGGTCCAGTTATTGTGGGGTTACATGTAGCTGGTGCTGGAACACGAGGAGCTGCTGTTGAGCTGCTTTTGGGTGACGTCGAGAGGATTAGAAGCAAGTTTCTTCCCACCTTTTCACCGGCGCCGCCAATGTTGCAGTCTGCTGACAGAGATGTCGCGCTAGTGCCATTGCACCCAAAGTCTGTTTTCAGATATATCGGGCATGGTATTGGCCGGGTTTTTGGACAGACTACTCTGCCTCGTGCTCAACCCAAAACCGCAGTGTGCCCCACTCTGATGCGGGGTGCGGCGGTGAAACGTGGGTATTGTGTCAAAACTGGTGCTCCGGTTATGCGTGGCAAGGAAATCTGGCGCAATTCGCTCATGCCGATAGTTGAACAAACCAGTCTTTTTAGCGAACACATCTTGAACAAGTGTGCGGATGCATACGTGAATGAAGTTTGCTCCAGTTTGACTGAGGACGATTTGGCTGAATTGCGTGAACCTCTTGATTTGCCGACCGCGATCAATGGCATTCCGGGCCGGAAGTTCATTGATAGCATCAATCGAAGCACGAGTGCTGGTTTCCCTTGGTGCACAACCAAGAAGAAGGTAACGAAGCCATTGCCAAGTGATGAAGTGTGGCATGATCCGATAACCGTCAACGATGAGGTGATATCTCGTATGAACGAGATGATCCAACGCTACGATGATGGTTTCCTGGCTGCTCCGGTCTTCATCGCTCACACGAAGGACGAAGCTAGATCTTTCAAGAAGATTGCGGAGATGAACACGCGCATTATGAACGGTGGTCCATTGGACTGGAGTTTAATCGTGCGCATGTACTTTCTTCCCATCGTCCGAATTATTCAGAAGAATCCTCTGTTGTTTGAAGCGATGCCAGGAGTTGTTGCTCAGAGTGACCAATGGGACAAGCTTTACAAGCACATCACCAAATTTGGTCTCGATCGAATGGTTGCAGGTGATTATGGAGCCTTCGACAAGCGTATGGGCGCCATGCTCATTTTGCTTGCCTTTCGTGTCCTAATTGATATTTACAAGAAAGCCGGAATGGCGCCTCACCACATTCAACGCATGTGGGGCATCGCGTACGACATCGCTTGTTCGTGGTGCATCTACAATGGTTATTTGGTGCAGTTCCCTGGGAGCAATCCATCGGGACACCCC